CGCTTTAATGAATTCCTGCGTATTGACGTTCAGAAGCTGTGGATTTGTCAGCGCGCCCAGCGCGCGGAACTCGATCCGGATACCGCTTTTCACGTCGCCGGAATTGAACACGTTGACGATCAGCGAAGGCTGGCGGTATCCGATTTCCCAATCCTCCGTTATCTCCAGCCCGTCCGGAACGGGAAATTCAAAGCCGCCGATCCACGTTGCTATATCCTCGCGCGTTTCCGCCTCTTCCCGCCAAAACGGATTAAGGCACGAAAGCTGGATTGTGAATTGCTCTAATATCGTCCCGCGCTTGAAGATCGGCGCATTGTTGATCGTGCAACCGATAACCCGCTTGAAGTCGCCCAATTCGTAAGTAAGCGTCGCGGAATACTGCGGATTTAATATCCTGTTCAGATTTCGGCGCAATTCCTGCACGGCGATTTTGTCCCGCTCCTTGATATGCCCTACGATGTCAATATCGCGGCTTTCAATGCGGTATCCTAAATAGGTATCGCCGTCCTGTCCCATACTGTTTGTTGAATATATGGCGTTCTGCACGTCAGACAAGCCGGAAACGTCCTTGAAGTTTACGTGATACGAAGAAGAAGGGGAAAAGACAATGCTTTCCCCCCGCTCGTTCGTGTAGGTCAATTTCTCTTGTGTTTTCATCAGCCCATTACCTCCCGCGCAATCATTCTGAACTGCCGCGCCGCTTCGCGCTGTTGCTGGGCGTAGGAAGTATCGTTCGCGTAGATGTTTTGTACCACCTCGAAGCGCGCTTCCTGTCTGCCGCCTTTGCGCGGGCGCGGTTCCGGATCGCCGGGAACGGCGTTATCGGTCGCCCTGCGGATCGTCTTTTCAACGTTTCGCATTTCGCGCCCGAAGCCTTCGGCAAGCCCCTGCGCCATATATTCGCCGATACCCGCAAATACTTTCGACGGGGAAGCAATATCCATTTCATCTTCAACCGCCGCGACAATTTCGCGCATCATCGAACGCACGCGGCTTTCCAGCCAGCTCGACATATTTTGAAAGCCCTGCCAAATGCCGCGCACCATTTCTTCGCCCGCCGCCACGAAGTCGGATACAAACGAATTCAGCGCGGTAATAACGGGCTGTACGATTTGCGCCACTTTTCCGGTGATCTGCGGGATACCCTGCACCATTCCGGAAGCTATATTCTTGTCGATCGTAACGCCCGCTTGAATGAACTTTTGATTTTGCGCGGTGAAGGCGGTTATAATGCTCTGCGTGATTTGCGGTATCTTTGCCGTGATCTGCGGGATACCCTGCACCATACCGGAAGAAATCTGATTGTCAAAATCCTGTCCGGCTTGAATGAGCCTTTGCGCCTGTGCGTTCAGTCCGGTAATAACCTTCTCGACGATCGCGTTTATCGCTCCGGAAAGCCCTTCGATATTCGCCATAATGCCGTCATTCACGGCGCGCACCGCTTCGGCGGCGGTAAGCTGTCCCGCTCCGCCCATTGCGGCGGTCATATCAGCCGAAACGCCGTCCATACTTTCGCCGAAGCCTACGCCCACGCCTTCGCCCATATTCGTACCGATTTCGGCGAACACGGTTGAAGGGGAGTGAATGCCGAAGAAACTTTTAATCCCGCTCACAAGGGAAGAAGCCCAGCCGGTTACTTTGTCCCATAACCACGAAGCCGCGCTTGAAATACCTTCCCACAATCCGTGAAGAAGGTTTGCGCCCGCACTCACCATTTCGCCGCCCAAACTTGCGAACGCCTGTACGATACCGGAAACGATCTGCGGAACCGCTTTGACAATTTCAACAATGATCGTCGGCAAATTCTGAATGAGGGAAACGAACAACTGAACGCCCGCTTGAATGATCTGCGGGATATTCTGCACAAGCGCGTTTACAATCCCGCTGATAATCTGCGGGATCGCCTGTACGATCGTCGTTATGATCTGCGGAAGCGCCTGTATCAGCGCCACAAGAAGGTCAATGCCCGCTTGAACAATCTGCGGGATATTTTCAAGAAGCGCTGTAATGATCCCATTTATGATTTCCGGAATAGCCGAAACAATCGTCGTAATGATTTCCGGAAGGGCGGAAATAAGGGAAGTCAGAAGGTCGATACCCGCTTGAATAATTTGCGGGATCGCCGCCAGCAGTCCATTAACAAGGCTCGTTATCACTTGCGGAAGCGCCGCTACAAGAACGGGGATCGCGTTAATGATACCCTGCGCCAGCCCTGTAATAAGCTGTAATGCCGCGTCAATCAGCATAGGGATATTGTCGATCAGCGTTTGCACCAACTGCGTAATAATCGAAACGATCGTCGGAACAAGCGTCGGCAAGGCTTGCGCGATACCTGTTGCAAGCGTCCCGATCATCTGCAAGGCGAATTCAAGGAAGGTCGGAAGCATCGTCCCAAGCTGTTCAACGATGAACGTTACAAGCCCCAGCAAGCCTTCGGAAAACTGTTGCGCCGCGCCTTCTGCGCCCTCCAGCGCTCCTGTCAGCCCTGTTCCGATCAGCTCGACGAACGGCGTTATCTGTTGCAGAAGATCCGCCGCAAGCTGTTTCAGCTTCGTAACGATAGGTTCGGCAATCGCCCCCAGCGCCGCCATAGCGCTGTTAAGGTTCGCCGTTGCCTTCTGCGCTTCGATAATATCGCCGTTTACCTCTCTGTAAGCCTCCGCCGCGTCGGAATAAAGCCCGTTCAGCGTTTCCGTAATCAGCGCTTGCCGCTCCTGCTCCGTTGTGCAAGCGTCCAGCTTCGATTGAAATTCATCTTCCGAAACGCCCGCCCAATTCAAAGCGTCGGCAAGCCCGCCCGTAATCTGTCCGGTTTTCGCCGTTTCGTTCGCGGCTTCCGTCAAGTTTTCGATCGGCAAGCTGTCGCCGAAGGTCGCATAAACGCCCGTCGCAATATCCGTCCACGTCGCCAGCTCCTGCTCGTTGTTCGTAAGCTGTGCAAGGTGTGCGGCGGCTTCGGTTGCCTGTCCGTCGTCGCCAAGAATGCCGTACAATTCGGTATAAGTGTTCTTTGCATCTTCCGCCGAATGCCCCGCCGTTGTAAAGCCCGCTTCCAGCTTGCCCATATTTTCGCGTGCTTCGCGCGTACTCTCTGCAAGCCCTAAAAAGGCGGTAGCCGCCGCGCCGATCGCCGCGCCCATTGCGGCAACGCCCGCCCCGATTGCCTTTCCTACTTTTCCCACGGTGTCGCCGACGCTTTCCCAATCGATCTTTGAGCTTTTCAGCTTCTTTGAAGTGTCGTCAAGCTCCCGTTGAACCTTCACCATTTCGGCGCGTGTGTTGTTAAGGTTCGTTTGCATTTTCTGATAGGCGGGATCGGTAGGATCGATCCCACCTTCACGCATTTTCTTCAATGCCGCTTCTGCGGCTTTCGCTTTCTTTGCCTGTTCGTCAAGCTGTTTTTGTAGAATATCCTGCTTCCGTGTAAGCGCTTCAATACTTTCCGCATTGTCGCCGAATTCCGCCGTCGCCAGCTTCATTTCCGATCCGATTTCGCGAAGGGAAGTATTGATACCTTTACAGGCGGCGCGGTATTCTTTTTCGCCTTCAAGAATAATTTGCGATTTGATTTGCTCTTCCTTCGCCATTTACAACCCTCCTAACACGTCGTCAATATCGGCTTCCGGCTCTTCCGGCTTGAAGCGATCCGGATTGAATTGTTTGTGTATCCTAAAAAGCGTCAAGATTTTATACGGTGTCATTCGCCATACTTCGGCTTCGCTCCACCGAAGAAGCGTAACGCCGATATAAAGAAGGCGGGCAAGGTCGATTATTCCTTGCCCGCCGCCGCGTTTTTTCTGATTTCGTCGTCCTCTCCGTCGTCCTCTTCATCGTCGCGGGCGGGCGGCTCTTCCGTGCCGTTGTTGCCCAGCGAAAACGCCTTGAAGATCGAAGATTTCACTTCGTTAAAATTGCCCGTATGAATGAGTTTGCCCACCTGCTTTTCGGTAAGCTCTTCGTCGCCGTCCTCTGCACCTTCGTTCAGAAGCAGGGTAAGAAGCCAACGAAGGTTCTTCACGCTGTCTTTTCCGGAAAGCGCCTTGTCCAGCTTGTCAAAGCCTCCGAATTTGTCCTGCATTTCGTCAATAACGTTCAGACTGAAAAGAAGGTGTCTTTCCTTGTCAAGTGTGATCGGGAAACGCCCGTCTTTAATTGCGCTCATAAAACAATAAGCGGGAAGCCGTTTCCGGCTCCCCGCTGTACCCCCTTTCTAAATTAGCCCGCCGAATCAGTATTGTTCGGCTCTCTCACCGTAGTAAACCAAGCCGCCGCAACGCTCTCGGTCGGCAATGCGACGTGTTCAGCCTTCCACAAGCCGTCAGAACGCTTGATGAACTGCCCGACGATCTCCGGCGTAGTAAATTCGATACTGTCGCCTTTCGTCTGGTAGTTTTCGGAAGGGATCGCGAACTTCACCTTGTAAAGCCAAATGTACTTATAGCTTCCGCCCGCTTTCTTCGCGCGGAAGCCGATTGCGAAATAAGGCGGTTCGTCCGTATCCGAACCGTAAACCACCATATCGTCGTCCTGCTGTTGCCCAAGCAGGGCGGCAAGGTCAGCCGGAAGAAGGTCATTGACGTTCAGCGTCAATTCTCCCGAAACAAATTCCTTTACAACCTCGTCGGCTCCGTCGTCCGCGTAAAGGATCGCTTCGGCAACCTCCACGGAAAGCTCCGCCGAAATTGCCTTCGCCATTTTTACGGGCGTGCCGTATTCCTCCACGCCGCCGTCGCCGATCGTGATAGGCGCGCGGTAAAGGTCGCGCAATCCGATTGTAGCCATATTCGTTATACCTCCATATACTTGAATTCCACGGGAACGTGATAATAGCCCGTGTTTTCCTCGAACACTTCCGGATCAAACGTGATCCCGTAGAACCCCGCTTCCTTCAATGCCCGTTTTGCGCTCCGCATAAGGGCGATATAATCCACACGGGAATAAATATCCGCCCTGTACGTGAATTCCTCCGCGCCGCTTTCATCGTCCGAAAAATGGGTATCCAGCCCCACGACAATCTGATACGTGATAAAGGTTTCTGCCTTTCCGGTGTAAATCAGCCGTTCGACGGGATAGCCCAGCTTTTCAAGCGTCGTTTTTACAAGTGTATCAACGTCCGTCATTTTGCTTCGCCTCCCATACGCGGCGCATTTCATCGTTTACAGCGTCCGCCGCCTTCGTATTCGCCGCCGTGAACCACGGGCGCGCTGGCATATTCTTTCGTCCGTATTGCAGGACGAAGCCTTTTGTCGCGTTCCGTACCCCGTGCCTGTCTTTCCCGTCCGGATATACTTCAACCATCTTCCCGTTGTCCCGCTCCTTGATTTTGGAAACAACGATCGACGCGGCAAGATCGCCTGTGCTTCGGCGGCTCCGGAACATTGTTCGGATTTCCGCCCGCTGTGCTTCCTGCATTACCGCGCCGCCAGCTTTCAGCATTTCCGGTACTGCCTCTTCCGCGATTTTCGCGCGTTGAAGCATTTGTTCTTGTAGGTCGTCAAGCCCCACAACGTTAAACCGTGCCATTTCCGCCGCCTCCTTCCGTCGTGCCTCCCGCCGCGTTTGCGGCGCTCTGCGCTTCGGGGAAGCTGGAAAGCGTCAATTCCACAAGCTCTCCGTCGTCGTGAATGTACGTCCGAAGAATGCGATAGCGTTTCCCGCTCGAAACGGGATATTCCGCGATCGTTTCCCCGCTATATTCCATTGCGTAAACGTCGAACTTGATTTCGGCGGCGTGTCCCGCCATTTCCGCTTTGTAGAACTCCGAATACCCTACGGATTTTTTATCAGCGAAAACCGTTGTCGCCGTTTCCGGCTTCCTTGTAGGGAAGCCGTGTTCGTTTGTCCGCTCCGAAGGTTCGGAAAGCGCGATCAGCGTTATTTGATCTCTCCAGCCCATTATCCGCCACCGCCTTCCGTGTATTCGTCAGACAGCGACAAGGCGCATTTCAAGTAATCGTATGCTTTCCTGTGCCTTTCGCCTTCGCCGCCGAAGTTATCTTCGGATTTCGCGTACAGAATGATTGCGCGGTCTAAAAGGGGATCGCCCAGCGTTTCGCTGGACGATCCCGCATTTTCCGGAACGTTGATACCGACAAGCCGAAGATCAGCGATACCGGAAGTAATGTAATCTTCGATTTCGTCGTCAAATACGGCGGCTGTTTTTCGCAAAGCCAGCTTTACCTTGTCAAGCATCATCGTTCAACCCTCCATTACGCGCCCGCCTTTACCAGCTTCACGAAGGCTTCGCCGATTGCGGGCTGGCAATCAAAGATCGCAATACCGCTGTATTTGTAGCTGTTCGTGTCGATGTCATAGGCGTTCTTGACGTTGATACTTTCCGCAAGGTTCGCGCAAACCTTCTTGAAGTCGCCCAAGAAGGCTTCGTGTTCCTTCACGTAATCGGACAGAAGAACCGGATAGCCGTAAACAAAGTAGCTGTTGCCCTGCACGGTTACAATATGGTTCTTGCCGGTATCCTGCAACGGCATAAAATCGGTGAACAAGGTTCGCTTGCTCATAACGAATTTTGCGTTGCGGTCGTATCCGGCGTTCAGAAGCCCGATCAGCGTCTGGACATTCGCGGCGGTAAGGGAAGCAGAAGCGCCCACGGAAACGCTGTTCGTTGCGCCCCAAGTGTTCGCCTTGTCAATGCCCTTCGGCTGGGAAGTGCCGGTTCCGTTGATGAAGAAATCTTCAACCTTGCGGGCGATCGCCTCTGCAAGCATATCAACGATCCAGCTTTCAAACGCCGCAATGCTCATTGTCATAACGGTATCGGAAATCTGAACCAGCTTCACGATCTCGTACCCGCTCAAGGTTACGGTGGTAAGGGTATCGGCGGCGGG